TTATCTTTTGAGTTCAATAGTCATGCCGGATTTAAATTCGAAAATCAGTTTATCATCATAAACTGTGATTTTTTCAATTAGCCTTCTGACCAGTTGCTCATCATATTCTGTGATTCTGCTTGTTTGTGTTTGAAGAAAATGTCGCATTTCATTAATTCGTTTTCTGAGCATTTCCTGCTCAGCATCCTTTGTTACAACTGCCGCCTTCTTTTCCCTCAAGGCATCTATTTCCTTTGCTATAGCATCATACTCGGCATTTTTGTTTACGCACATTACAAGCTTTTCCTGCAATTCCGCCATTCTTTGGTCTATGTACTCAAGTGTTGCCGTAGAATCACCATTCAGCACATCTTCGATATTATGCTGTAGCTGCACCAAAAATTCTTCTCTTCCTCCAAGAGTCTTATTGATGGCTCTCATGACTGCTTTTTGAATTTCAGATTCACTGATTGCCTCGGCATCACAGCCGTTTTTCGGTCCCTTCTCAATTCGGCTGGCACATCTCCATTTGTTATAAGATGCACCTCTGGCTTTCCACGCAACTCTTCTGAAAAGATCCCCACATTTACCACAGTATATGATGCTCGATAATGCATATTTGCTGCTGTAGACTCTTTTCGTCTTCCCGTTTTCTGTTCTTAAATGAGCTCTTCTTTGCAGTTCTTCCTGGACCTGCATGAACAACTGCCTTGGAATGATTGCTTCATGGTTATTTTCAACATAGTACTGAGGAACAATTCCATTATTAGCAACTCTCTTCTTTGTAAGAACATCAACCGTATATGTCTTCTGTAAAAGAGCATCTCCCATATACTTTTCATTAGTAAGGATTTTTCTGATGCCATCACTTCGCCATTTCATATTTCCGGTTGCGGTTGGAATACCATCTGCCATAAGTCCGTCTGCTATATTCTTAAGGCTTGCACCTTGAAGATATTCTCGAAATATTCTTCTTACTACCACAGCCTGCTCTTCATCAATGATGAGATGTCCATTCTCGTCTTTTGTGTATCCCAAGAACCAATTATGATTAATCTGAACCTCTCCGTTTTGATATCTGAATTGAAGTCCCATCTTTACATTCTTGGAAAGCGACTCAGATTCCTGCTGTGCAAGTGATGCCATAATAGTAAGAAGTACCTCGCCTTTAGCATCTAAAGTATTGATATTTTCTTTTTCAAAAAATACAGGCACATTTTTTTCTTTAAGCTGTCTGATGTACTTAAGGCAGTCCAATGTGTTTCTTGCAAATCGGCTGATTGACTTTGTGATAATCATATCAATTTTGCCTGCCATCGTATCTTCAATCATGCGGTTGAATTCTTCTCGCTTTTTCGTATTTGTTCCACTGATACCGTCATCAGCGTATATTCCGGCGAATTCCCATTCAGGATTTTTCCTAATATATTCCGTGTAATGTTCAACCTGGGCATCATAACTTGTAGCCTGTTCTTCGCTGTCAGTACTTACTCTACAGTACGCTGCGACCTTTAATTTTGGCTTATCTTCTGCGGTTACTGTATTACCTACACGTTTTTTTGCCGGAATAACTGTTATGTTCTTTGCTCCTGCCATAGGTTATTCCTCGCTTTCTATCAAACTGTAAATGTATTCTGCCTGCTCGAATGGATCAGGAAATGTTAAATCGGCTGGCTTGAAATGAAATGCTATAGGAACTGTCTTATTGTGTTCCTTGCTCCTTCTGTTGAGCCTTCCAAGGTTCCCTGCCCTTCGTGTCAGTTCTTCCAGAAATCTTATCTGGATTTCTTTGTCAATTATCTGTGGGTAATAGTCTGTTCCCAAATACTTCTTGTTAGAAAGCATTCTCTTTACTGATGCATGGTTCATCTTAAAACCTGCTTCTTTAGCTGCATCAATAAGTGACTTGCCTTCAAAATAATATCTGTAGGTTGCCCTTATTTGTTCTGCAGCCGTTTCATCAACTACAGCACAACCGTCAACTATTTTGTACCCTACTGGTATGTGTGCCATATCAATCTATCCTTTCCTTCAGCTTTAAGCCGAATTTTAATTCAAACTCTACTTCTTCTCTGGACAGCACCTTTACCTTTTCTACGAACCTTTCAAATAAGGAATCGTCCCATTCGGTAAAAGGCTCTGCTCCGTTAAGGAAACTGACCAGGTCACTTAATGCCTGTTCCATCGTGTAGCCTGCGTTATCCATTCTGTAAAGAAGATCTCGTTTTGCAGTAAGCTGTTCATACTCCATCACTAGCTTGTTATGAGCCTCGGCAAATACTGGACTTTCAAGATAGCCTCTTGTAAGAAGTGTATTCAGCTGCTTTCTCTGTTCTTCGTTGCCCTGCATATCCTTTTCGATGTCTTCCATACTGTGAATATTCTTCTTTGAATTACTGGTAGTGATGGAAATAAGAAGTGGCTTTAAGACCAGGTCGTTTCCAAATACCAGCTTGTTCATCATGGTAAGGAAGGCTCTCTTTAAGTCATCATCACGAATGAACTTCATGGAACAGGAACTCGAATCTTCAATATGTCCGCCACAGCACCAGGCATTGTAGCTTCTGCCGTGGGAAGTGTAATGGTATCTTCTCTTAAAGGATCTTCCACACTCACCACACTTGATTTTGCCGGACATGGCATATCTGTTCTGATACTTTGATGTATCCTCACTGCAGTTGCCTTTTTCAAGTCCACGCTGTCTGATGGCTTCCTTTGCCTTTTCAAAGGTATCCTTGTCAATGATAGGCTCGTGATGATTTTCACAGTAATATTGTTCTTCTTCGCCATAGTTCCTTTTTCGCTTGAAGGATGCATCTGTGATGGTCTTCTGAAAAAGTGCATCTCCTATGTACTTCTCATTTGTAAGAATGCCGTTAATCGTAGCGCCTGTCCACTTAGCACCTCTCTTGGTCGGAACACCTTTTTCATTCAATTCCTTTGCAATTATGTGGGTGCTCTTTCCGGCAAGGCATCCTGCAAAAATCTCTTTTACAACTTCTGCCTGTTCTGGAACAATCACCATCTCACCATCAACATTGGCATAACCATAAGGCGGATAGGAAATCACATAAGTACCGTTCTGGAATCTCTTCTTGATGCTCCACTTCTCATTCTCGGAAATGGAACGTGACTCGCTTTCTGCCATGCTGGCCAATATGGCAAGCATCAATTCACTTTCCATAGAGCCTGTGTGGATATTTTCCTTTTCAAAAATAACATAGACTTCATAATTCAAAAGCTTTCTTACAAGTGTCAGACAATCGGTAGTGTTTCTGCTGAATCTGCTGATGGATTTTGTGATGACAAGATCGATAAGACCTTTTTCACAGTCTTCCATAAGTCTTAACAACCCATCTCTCTTTGCAGTCTTTGTACCGCTGACACCATCATCATAATAAATACCTGCATATTCCCATTCACTGTTTGCTTTGATGTAACTCTCATAATGATTTTTCTGTGTTTCAAGGCTGAGTTCCTGTTCATCACTATCAGTTGAAACTCTGCAGTATGCAGCCACCCTTGTCTTCTTAAAAACGGAGAAATCAACCTGATTGATTTTCGTTACATTCTTCACTTATATCACCTCGCTTTATCGTATGACATATTCCCGTAGAAACCGTTATATATCAAGTCAATTACTGATAAATCTCGCATAGATAAGGAGAGAAAATAAGCCGATTTTTCTCGGAGATTTTGTGTAATTCATCATCAGAAATAAGACCCTTTTCTGCCATCTTACGAACTATCCTTTCAGCGAGAATGAAGTCAAATTCCTTCTGCAATTCTTCCTGTGTAAACACCTTTGTGTCAGGCTTTGGTGCTGCTGCACCGTCTTCTAATTTTGTAATCTGCATAAAAAAGCACCTCCTACCATGTAGCCTTGGCAGGAGGTTAAAAAGGACGTTTTCATTAATCTTTTTTATAAAACTGACATTCATAGCCGTCAGCACGAAGAAGCAGCCCCTCCGCCCAAGGTGGAGTTCTTCCCATCTGCTCACACACGGCATCAAGGGACATATCCTTTCTGCACTCAATGATGACTTCATCATGCACATGAGCAACGATATTACAGTTTCTTAAAGTCTGCATTGCATACATGAGAATATCCCTGGCAATTGCCTGTGTGATGTTTTCACAAAACTTGGGACCATAGCTTTCAAGCCTTTCCCATTTCTTCGTGCCACCAACACCCTCATAGGTAACAGACTCACCACCGAACTGATTCACACCCATCTTGGGTTTTACATATGCAAGTCTTCTGCCGGAAGGAAGAACGAAAAAAAGAAATCCACTCTCATACATAAATCGTATGCCGTGAGTTTCGGTTGTGATTCTCTTCTTCACTGTTTCCTTTACACAGCTATCAATATCCCACCACAGCATCGTAATAGCAGGATTTGAATTTCTCCACGCATAAACAAGTGGCTGGAGTTCTTCCTCGGCAAGACCCATTTCAATAGCACCCATAGCTTTTAATGCTCCAACAGATCCGCCATAGCCAAGTGCGAGTTCCGCTATCTTACCTTTCTGCCTTAGGTGGCCATTAATGCCGTGCTTTTCAACAGGAACGCCAAACATCTGTGATGCACTGCTGCAATAAATATCCTTGCCTTCTTCAAATACCTTGATTCTCCACTTTTCACCTGCAAGCCAGGCAAGGACTCGTGCTTCTATGGCAGAAAAGTCAGCAACGATGAATTTGTTATCTCCCTGTGGCACAAAGGCTGTACGGATAAGCTGTGACAAGGTATCTGGGATATCATCATATAAAAGTTCAAGTGCATCAAAGTTGCCTGTACGAACTAACCCTCTAGCTTCGGCAAGATCTGTCATATGGTTCTGAGGGAGGTTTTGTAGCTGCACCAGTCTCCCGGCAAACCTACCCGTTCTGTTGGCACCGTAAAACTGAAACATTCCTCTTACTCTGTTATCTTCGCACACGGCATTTTCCATAGCCGTATATTTCTTAACACTGCTTTTTGCAAGCTGCTGACGAAGAGACAAGACTTCTGCCAAATCTTCCGGCGCATCCTTAATCATCTCTGCCACCACCTTCTTACCAAGGCTATCTGTTTCAAGTCCATTCTCTGAAAGCCAGTTCTTCATCTGCTGTACAGAATTCGGATTCTCAAGACCAGTAAATTCCTGCATCTGTTTTGTAAGGGCAGCCTTGCTCTTTTCATCAAAGGTAATAGCATTCTTAACAAAATCCATATCAACACCAATACCTCGATCATTGATTTCCTGGTCAAGATGGTACTCATCCCACATTTCATCAGACACTGGAAATCTAGTAAGCTTATCCTTGATGCCCATTTCCGTTTCAACATCACGGATATTATAGGCTTTGAACTGCTGCCATTTTTCCATATCGTGATAAGGCATATTTCTTGTTCTGCCACCGTTTACCTTGGTTGGGGAACAGGGAGCACAGAAGTATTTGATGAGATTCTTGCCTTCCGATAGTTTCTGCTTTTCAAGTCCAAGAACGGCACCTACTCCTTCAAGAGATAACGGAAGTCCGAGTGTAGCTGACCATATCATGGTGCAACGCCATGACACAGGATCAAGACAATATCCCTTAAGAGATACACCATTATCACGAAGATACCTGAATAAGCAGACTCTTTCAAACTGTGCATTGAACGCCCACTTTATTACTCCATCATCCGTTAAGGCATCAATAATATCGGCTGGTATCATTTCTCCCATTGCCAGGTCAACAACCTTAACTTCACCACCATCGACTGAATAACCGAATAAAAGGATTTCAAAATCATCACTCTCTGTGTACTTGTAAACACCGGATTTCTGCAGACTTATGCTGGAGTAGGTTTCTATATCAATACTGATTGATTTCATTATTTCACTTCCTTCCAAAGCAAAATAGACGGCAGAGGATAACCTCCACCGCCCATATGCTTATTCTTCAGTTGATTCTTTCTTTTCACTTTTCTTGGCTCTGTGTTTCTTGATGCTGTCACGCACAAGCCAGATACCATCCATGATTGTACTTACAATACCGTAGATTGCAGCACCCATTAAAAAGCAGAAAATGATAAGTACGTCAACCTGCTTTGCTAATTCATATAATTCGTTCATATCGTTTACCTCGTATATTCGTAATATCGTTTATAATGGGACGGTGGTATTTCACACCGTCCACAGGAAATAATAAGGTCAGGTCAGATTAAGATAAGAAATCGTCATCCTCTTCAATTGTGAAGTCATCTACTGCTGATGTTCTTCCTCCAAGTGACTCACCATCTCTGATCTTCTGAATGTTGCCAAGACCACAGGCAATGCCCTTATTACCATTAGAGTTGAACGCATAGAAGTTAAGAGAAACTCTTGCATAGCAGCCACTGTACACTTCATCACGGTCAAGGATAGGCTTTACGGACTTATCAACAATCTGTGGTGCTGTCTTACTGTTGGCATTGATGAACCAATGTCCGGCATAAGCCTCGTCCTCACGCTCTGTGTCACCGTCACGAAGAGGAAGCTTGATTGCTGCCTTGTTAGGCTTTTTGCCACCGAACTTTGCGATGCCTTCCTCAATAGCTGCATCAATCGCATCATTGATTGCCTTTACTGTTTCCTTATCATCCTTTGGAATAAGAACAGATACACTGTATCTTTCAGGACCTCCATTGATTGATACTGGCTCCCATCCGTGGAAATAAGAAAGTCTTGTGTTTTTACCTGTAATAACTTTAGTTCTGTTTACATTAGCCATAATCATTAATCCTCCATTTTAAATTCGTTTTTAGCGTTTGTAACATTGATTGCTTGTCTCTTGTCCGAGTCTGGTACAAGAGTTGGCTTTCCGGGTGGTTTGATAATGAGGTCACCCAATATTTCCTCAAAGTTTGCTTTACCCATCAGTTTCTGCATCTCTGTAAGAGTAATAAGTGACTGACGGTAAATGTCCTTATAGCCTGCTTCCTTGGCTGCCTCTGCCACTGCTGATTCGTCCTTATATTTACGAACCGAGCGACCTTCAACAACCTTGAATCCGTTCCACTCTTTGCCGTGGTTTACTGCAGATTCAGTGGCATAAGCCATAATTTCATTTGCCCACTTTGTAAGATCAGGAATTACCGATAAGATTTCTTCGATTTCCTCATCCGTAAGAAGTGGCGGAAGTTTGAATTCTTCCTGTGCAAGTTTCAGTTTTTCTTCTGCTCTTGCTCTGCATCTGACTGCTGCCCTGCAGAAGGTACACCATTCACCAGGACAGTATTCGCCCTCGCCATTCATGGCCATTTCAGCCTTTGGCTTTAAAACTTCTTCTGCCCAGGTCTTGAGTTCATCAACTGTGATTGTCCAGGTACTCACATTCTCCCTGCGTGGCTGGAAGATGGACATTGATACTTCCTTGATGTCATATAAGCTGTCATAGATAGCAAGCGCACCAAGTGCATAGCATTTCATCTGTGGATTGTCTGTTGCATCAACAAGAACTCCCATTCCATATTTGAAATCGATGATATGTAATCTGTCATCAGATACAATCACACAGTCTGCTGTGCCATAGCCGTCCGGCACATAATCAGAAAAGTCTACGTGTTGCTCTATCAGCACCAATGGATCCTTGCAATTCTGTTTTGCAATATCAAGCTGTTCCAAGACGAAGTCCACATATGCATCTGTGTGTTCCTGCATTTCATCACTGTCATAGGATGATACAGGTCTTTTACTTCTCATGCGGAGTGCCTTCTTAAGCTTGTGTTCACATTGAGCATGAGCAGCTGTTCCTTCTTCTGCTGCCTGGCTTGTTTTGTTCTCGAACTCTGACTCAAGGCTTGCACTAGGTGTACAGTTGAGCCATCTGTGAGAACTCGAAGGTAAAAGGAATGCGTGTTTACTCATCTCCAAGCACCTCCGCCTCTTTGATGATATCTGCATAATTCTTAGGATCGATATCGGATAACTTGCTGCCACCGTATTTAGCAATCAATCCCTTTACTTCTGCAGTAAGTCCGTTCTGGCTCTTTTCGGCTAGAACTCCTCTGACATCTTCTAATGTGTATACCTTGGCTTTTTCCTTCTTAGGTTTTTCTACCTTTTCAGGAATCTGTGCTACAGGTTCTTCTTTTACTTCAACTGCTTGAACATCGATTGCTTTAATCTCTGTCAATGCATCTGCAAATACCTGCAAGCTGTCAGCCAAAGCACGAACATTTGAAATAACATCAATAAGTGCGTCAAGTACTACGGTTACTTTGCTCATGGTCTACCTCCTTCCATAATCTTTGTTATGGCAAGTTCCTGGATGCAGTCACCCGGCACAAGAATTGTGATCTTCTGCTTTTTGCCAAACAGCATTCGCAGAAATCGTTCTCTTAAGGTGATGCTTTTGCAGGAAACCATACCGTTTCTCTGTGGCTTGTCAGAAACACTGATGTGCAGATTGTGTTTCATCGTTAACACCTCCATTTCCAAGAGTTTTTTGTTACCCTCTAGCTATTAGCCTTGGGAAGATAGGGAAAAGGACGTTTTTCAAAAAATCTTTTTTTCTTTCGTTCTTTCAATTGCTCTTCCTATCTAGTAGCCTTGAACGAACTGTCAAAAGGACGTAAAAATAAAAAAAGACCTGCCAACATTCAAAAAAGAATGCAAGCAGGTCAAAGCCTTGTTAGTTATTCCGTTTTAAGATAAGATTTCATTTACTCTTTTCTGTACAGCATAGTAATCATAGCCAGCATTTGTAAGTCTGTTCTTACGTTCTGTTCCGTTGCCCCATTTACCATTGATGACTTCTCTTGCAAGCTCATCTACCGTTTTGGTACTTGAGGTAGTAGAGCCTACGATTCTTCCGCTTTCATCAAAGACAAAGTATCCTGGATTTGATGCAGCACATCTCTTTGCATTATCAAGGGACTTGAATGCACCTTTCTGTGATTTTGCATCATTCCAAGATTTTCTGACTCTATATAATCCACTTGCAGTTGTTCCGCCAGAAGAAGAACCACCAAGCTGTGCAGTGACCTTTGATGCAAGATCACCAAGTCTTGAGTAAAGCCAATCTCCCGGACAGGACTTATTGGCAAACCATCTGTGAACTGTAAGTACCATCTCATCAGATTTTGGTGAGTAATTCAGAGTCTTATTTTTATCCCCAAGCCAGATAAGTTTCTTTTTTCCATTACGTTTACAGATATCTACGCAAAGTTTAATAAGAGTTGCGTACACGGTGCTGTTCATAATATATGGATGTTTAGTATCGGATGCACATTCAATCGTGACGGCTCTCTGATCATTCGCATTAGATGAAGAACACCAAGAACGATTCTTTTCTTCCACATACATTCCGACTCTTCCATCGGAGCCGATGCCATAATTGCAGCTTGCTTGTCTGGAAGTCGATGCAAAGATATTTCCTAAAGTTTCTACAGAACACTGTCCCACCACGCAGTGGGGTGTGATTCTGTCGATGGAATGTGTTCTATGTCCTGAATGATTTGGACTGAGTTTTGTGTAAGATACTAATTTTGAATTTGTATAAGTCATATTATTTTTCCTCCCTTTCTGCTCTGTCATGGAGCTGCTCTAAGACTGTTTTAATCTTTTCTGGAATAGGAAGCCCTAAATATCCTGCATTTTCTAGAAGTGATATACCTTCATTAGAAATATAGAAAAAGATAATTGCAGTCCTAAGAACGCTTCCCGTACCAATTACCTGGACATCGAGAATGTTTGCAATGCCCACAAGCAAGAAAATCAGTACCTTTCTGCAGATACCTTTGAAACCAACTGAACTGGATAACTTCTTATCTGCAATGGCACACATGACTCCTGTAATGTAGTCGATGACTACGAACGCAATCAGTGCCAAGATAAGACCATCACATCCGCCTAAGAAGTAGCCAAGCCATCCTCCGATACCAGCAAATGCAAGCTGGATCATATTCCAAAATTCCTTCATTGATAAATCCTCCATTTCTATGAAAAAAGCTGATGCAAAATGTATCAGCTCTCGTCATCTATTTTTTCTTTTTCTGCCTTATAAGTAAGCAGCTCGTCACTTACTTCCTCAATCCTATCTTCGTAGTACTTTTTGTTCTCATCGGCAAAACTCTGCTCCTCTGCGATAGACTCCGCAATCGTTGCCGAACGAATATCCGATAAAATACTCGCCACAATCCCCTCAATCATGTAAGAAGGAAGTGGGTATTCCTTTTGCAGATTGATAATCGTGCCATTTAAACTACTTCGAAATCTCTGATATGCCACTGCATAATTCATCGTTGGCTTTTCCATTATGATTCTCCTCCTTCAATAGAAAGGAGCAGGTCAAGTTTGTGATTGATCTGCTCCAGTAATTTGGTATTTTGTTCATCTGTGTTACTGCTTTTAAGCTCCTCAACATTCGTTTCAAGTGTTCCATTGTTTTCTATTACCGGCTCTTCCGGAGTGAAGAGTTTTAGTTCTTTTGCCATGGCCTCCTCCTTATTGTGAATAGTAGGTAAGATCCATTAGAATCCCATTCTTAAAGACCATCCTTCCGTTTGGTCCCCATTTCGTAACCTTACCGGACGAATCAACGCTTAATACCTGCACATAATTTATGGTTGCCGTTGTACCAGAGCCACCATCCCATTGAGGACCTATGAGTTTGAAACCATGACAGTAGAGATTGGCTCCAAGGTGTAAGCCATATTCTGAATAGATGCTGCTTGCTCTTGAGAAACAAAGCATGGTGGTATAACTCGTTGCACTCGATGATGCCTTCTGAGAAAAGGCCATATATTTACCTTGGACGTCTAGGTCAAAGACCAGACCTTTATGTGCTTTATTCCCACTGTATTCATTTGTACCTATCTTACCGACATAGTAGTTGTCCCTATAAAAATGGAATCCACTCTCATTCATCACGGCTCGTTTTCCGGTGTTACTTACCGTTCCGTTATAAAGACCAATCTCTCCAGCTTTGATTTGCACATACTTACTTGCAGCATTGAATCCAAGAAGGAAACTGTTATAGTTCTGTTGCATATAGGTTCCAAAATCACCCTTCTTAACCATTGTGGTGATGTTTCCTTCTGCAACAGTAACACGAGAGATTGCTTCTTCTGCCTTAGTCTTAGCAACAGCAATATCCTGGTCCTGCACTCGAAACCAGTTGCCACTTCTTGAAGTAGATAGTGTTTCAGACGATGTGTACTTCCAAAGTTTACGAACATTATCTCCATAAGGCATATGGTCGGATTCCGGATAGTTTGTTCCACTGACTTCAATAACTTCTCCCCCATCAGTTGGGAATGCTGTGACTGTTCCCTTCACTTCCTGATAAGTTGACACCTTCTCAACCTTCGTAATGGCAAATCCGTAATAATTGCTGTTTGAGTTATCGCTTCTCCAGTATACATGGAAATTTATCGCAGGAACATAAACAACTGCATCCTTGATATCCGATCCGCCAAGTTTAGGAAGTGCATAGGTCTTACCATCTAGTTCATAGAAAATCTGCACCCAGTCATAATTTGCACTCTCTGTCTTTGAATCGGATGAGAAGGTAACCTTCAAGCACTGCATCGTGACAGCATATCGATACGCATAACCTGTTGCGGTGTTATAAAACATATCTCCGATATGCTGCTCTTTCTTGGAATTGGTATTCCAGTTCTTCGCAGGCTCGTTGCTTGTGTTCGGCACGTAAGTTCCGTAGAAATTACCGCTTTTATCTTGGAGTGCAGAATTTACACTATCTACTGCTCCATCGATATCTGAATCCTTTACTCTGATCCATGACGAAGAAATGGATGTACTAAGTGTCTGACCACTTGCATACTTCCAAAGTTTTCTCACATTATCCGTATATGGCGAATGCTCTGATTCCGGATAGTTTGTTCCACTGATATCCACAGCACCTCCTGCATCGGTTGGAAGGCTTGCTATGTTATCACTTGGGATTGTTCCTTTTACTTTCTCAACGGACTTGATTCGAAATCCATAATAGTCATGCTGCGAACCATCTGTTCTCCAGTAAACCCAAAAGGTACTAACTGGGATGTACACAACAGCATTTGCAATCGTTGTTCCACCAAAGTTCTGACTGCAGTATGTCTTGCCATTCAGTTCATAGTAAAACCTTACATAATCATAATTTGCACCTTCCGTTCTGCTGTTACTTGAAAAAGTGACCTTTAATACATCCTGCTGCACTGCATAGTGATAAGCATATCCAGTAGATGTATCAAAGAAGAAATCTCCGTCATGCAGCTGTTTTAGCGCATTTGTGTTCCAGGTATTTGCTGGAGCATTACTTGTGGTTGGCGTATACGCACCGTAGTAATTTCCATTCTTCTGCAATAGGTTCTGATTGATAGATTCCACACTTGCTTCAATCTTACCATCTGTAACAGACAACTTCGTATCAATCTGACTTGCCGTGTAGTAGCTTTTCAGCTTGTTATCCATAGCCGTATTTGCGGAACTGATTGCGGCTGATTTTGCTGTAGCAATTTCATCTCGAAGTGTAGACTGTGTAGAAGAAATGCTTGCTTCTATCTTTCCATCGGTCACAGTAAGCTTTGTGTCCACTTCCTTGATCGTGTAGTAGTTCTCCAGCTTCTTTTCCGTATTTGCATTTGCCGTACTTACTGCTCCGGCCGCTGCATTTGTGATATTCTGCTCGACCTGGGATGTATAGGATACAGCAAGCTTTTCGGATGTGATAGAGTTTGCAACAATACGTTCACCTAAAATCTGACCGTCAAGCGTCATACCCACATTATAGGGACCGGCATATCCGTTCTTACTTCCACCGATACCATTCAGATTGACCTGCAGGACTTTTGTAGCCGTATCCTTATCCATCGTATCCATGTAAAGGTCACGGATCCATCTTCCCTGCTCGTCATACTCGGTCAGCTTATAGCCGCCCGTACCCGCATGCATCTGCTCGGTCAGATTATCAACAGCATCCTTTATCCTTGCATTGGTAATCTTTCGATTGGTTTCTGTCTCTTCTGCAAGTTCCTGATATGACTTTGAAATCTGCTCAATGTAACCCTTCGCTTTTGTCTCTCCAAGTTCAATCTTTGCACTTGACGGATTATCAAGAGGGATGGATAACTTCAAAACAGGAAATAGCCTATTCATTCCATATGGCTCTGCAATGCAACGAATCTTATCTCCAAGAGAGAAAACTTCATAATTGCTGTTCAAAAGAGATAGATCCATTGCTGTCAGTTTAAGGACTACTTGTTCGAACTGATTGTCCGTTAGCCATGCTCTTCCCTTTATCATAAGATTTGCAGGAACATGCACATCATTCCAGTGTTCTACTGCACATACCCATCCAAACTGCTTATATACTTCATCAGATACGATATAGTTCTTACCGTTATTGACGTCCTTGATATTTACATACTGCTTTAAGACTTCCTGATTTCCATCTTCGTTTTCAATCTCTGCTCCAAGTGGAATAAGGGCTGTTGCAATATCATCTGAAGATAAATTCTCTGTGTAATCAAGAAGATTTAATCCAAATAAAATCGGCTGCGTACTTGTCACACCGATATCTTCAATATTTAGCCAATCAAGATAGAGCTTATTGCCTTCATGTCTTACAACGAGATATCCTCCAAGGCGGTCTACCAGCTTATCCTTTATGCAGCCGAGCGAAGTTTCAAAATTGGAATAACGATAAAGTGAGTCATTGGCATCCGTTACTGTAACTCTTCCTACTGTAAATTTCTTTCTATCTTCTACCTGATTATTGTGTTCTGTAATAAAAGCAGAAAGTATCTGTCTTGGCGTTTGATCATGGTACTCCTTCTGTGGTTGGATGCTGTCAGCAAGGTATCCTAAAACGCCAACACAGCCGATTTTCTTATTTCCCATGAAGTCCTTTTCCTGGTTTCTGACTTCACCATAAAAGATTTCTATTCCATCACGAAACACACTCACCATACTGCTTCGATTGCCAATCTTGTCGTACTTTGGATTACTCCTTGGTACGATACAAGTAAAACTACCACTGCCGCCGAGTTCCAAATTAAGGGTTGGTGATGTTACAGCAAAAGCCTGATCTCCGGGGAGATACAAATATTCATCATCGATTTTTACTTGATACATTTATAATCTCCCCTTTCGATAGTTCCAGTCGATAGTTCCATATCCACTAATCCGAAGTGACTGTCCTGCATAGACATTCGGAAGGATGTTTATTCCTTCCACAAGTGTCATCGACATATTGCCAAAAGTAGCCTTTAGTCCAGAAGATGTTAATCCTGCACAAGTCACCGTTCCTTCTAAAATTTTCTCATTTGTATCTACAGACACTGTCTGTGAACCGCCTGTTAATAACTTTTCTATTTTCTGATATCCAGCATTACTGCTTGTGACCTCATACTTAAATGGTGCAAGGTCATATTCAATAACGATGTTGGAATGATTTTTACTTGATTTCCATTCACTCAGGTATAATCTTCCCTCATAGTAGAATTCCGGCTCATCTTCTAAGATGACCTGTGCACGGATACCCTGTAAAAAAGAAAGAAGCTTTGAGTAAGTATCTGTCCAATATTTCTTATCAGAAACTAAAAACTCAAAACTTCCCGTTCTATTTTCATACGCAATACTTCCGGTTAGAACTTCAGAAATATCAATATTTCCGCTTCGTCCCGGAACTTCCACATAGGAAAGGCGTGGCTCCGGCGGATTTATTACAGGCCTTGATGTAGGTATGAGCCCGAATTCATCAAATGTATTTTTTCCATCGATGATCAAACCATGATACATCCTTACCACCCCTTTCCTTTTTGATTTGCAATTTTTCCAAGTGCTGTATTTATCTGTGGTGCCATCGCACCAACCATCGTACCGGAATCAAGTGTGACAGATGCCGATGCAAATTGTGGAAAGTACTCCATCATAAGATTCATCATCATGGTCATCTGTCCTGCCAAGTTCTGATTAGATCCTTCGGCCATGCTCTGCAAGGTATCCAGTCCCATAATGACTTCAGGTCCCGCCTCACCACCACCAAGAAGTGTATTTCCTCTTTGTCCAAAAATGGTCGCTCCATTTAAAAGCATCGGTTTATCCATCGCCTTCTTATACCAGTCAATTGACAAATGCGGTACAGATGGTGGTGCAAGTGAAAAGCTACCTTTGATGCTAAAGTGTGGCAACTTTATATGCGGAAGGCTAATCTTAAGTCCCGAAAAGAACCCCTTAATCTTATCGACAATGCCTTTGATGATGTCTCTTGCTTTTTCAATCGGAATGGACCCATCAGCAGCATTCCCAATAATGATGGGATCTTGTGCACTATTAATGCCAGTTGCATCAGCTAAGTTTATAAAGGAAGATACATATGCAAAGAAGAACTCAATTTTAATAGCACTATCTGGTTTAGTTGGTGTTGTAGTTGCATATAAATTCTTCTCTGGACTAGACATAGAAAAATTAAAGATACTAGTTGTAATAGTTGTTACAATTACTGGTTTGATTATGTTAAAATCTGCTTTCAAAAAGACAGAAGAAGTAAAATAATAAAAATTGTAAAAAATATATAAAATAATAACTAATAGTAACTAAACTTTGCTAAAATTATAACTTAACGATACAAAAAATGGGAAAACCTTTATTTTTTAAAAAACTTAATTAATATAGCTAAAATATAAAAAATTATGAGAAGTAAAAACTTATAATGTTAAAAAATATATTTTTAAAGGTGAAATACTAAAAAAATAAACTTATAATTAATAAAAAATATAGAAATACCCTCTTTTGTGAAATAAATGAGTTGAAATTTTTTATAAGTAAATGTAAAATAGATTAGTATTATATTTTAATAGGAGGAAACTTATATGACTAAGGAAAAGTATAAGGGAATTTTGCTCTGTTTTCTTATATCAATTCCGGCATGGTATCTAGGTAAAATGATGCCTATTATTGGTGGACCCGTGTTCTCAATAATAATAGGTATAATTGTCGGGCTTGTAATGAAAGACAGAAAAGAGGTATTTGAACCAGGAATAGCATTTGTTTCAAAAAAAGTATTACAGTATGCTGTTATTCTTCTTGGATTTGGACTTAATCTTCAGATGATAGTCAAGGTCGGAAAAGAATCTTTGCCTATAATTGTATGTACAATAGCGACTTCGCTGATAATTTCTTACTTTGTAAGCAAGAAATTAAATATTCCAAAGAAGATATCAATTTTGGTCGGTGTCGGATCCTCAATATGTGGTGGCTCAGCAATAGCTGCTACGGCTCCGGTAATTGACGCAGATAGTGATGAAATTGCTCAGGCAATATCAGTAATATTTTTCTTTAATATTATTGCGGCTCTTATATTTCCTACAATAGGAGACTTAATAGGTTTGACAAATCAAGGGTTTGCAATTTTTGCTGGTACAGCAGTTAATGATACTTCATCAGTTACTGCAGCAGCTTCATCATGGGACAGTATCCATCAAACTGGAACAATGGTATTAGATTCAGCAACAGTTGTTAAACTTACAAGAACTCTTGCTATAATACCGATAACTTTCTTTTTGTCACTTCATTTTTCAAAGAGTGAAGACAAGGAAGAATCTTTCAGTTTATACAAGATAGGAAAGATGATTCCATCTTTTATATTGTACTTTGTTGGATGTTCAATAATTACTACAATATGCGAGATGATGATATCAAATGGAACTATTTCAGGAGCTTTGGCAGCTGGTATACCAAATTTCTTTACCTTGATGAAGGTAGTAAGTAAGTTTTTTATAGTAATGGCTATGGGAGCTATAGGTTTGAATACAGATATTGTTAAACTTATTAAAACAGGTGGTAAACCTATATTATTAGGGACATTTTGTTGGATAGGTATAATAGCTGTAAGTTTAGTTATGCAGAAAGCCACAGGGCTTTTCTAAGAAAATTTTTAAAATGAAATATAATTTAAAGTGTATTTATATGCAGAAATCATAGTTTTTCGGCTGTATAATATTTAGCGTTGATGGTAATAAAAAATCCATAATTGTCGTTAGACAAAAATGGACTAATTACTATCAGCGCTATTATTTTTTAAAAAAATAAAGAACACATGTCAAACTCGTTGTATAATTAAGTCACGACAACAAAATAAACGAGGAGGTTTGACATGTGCTCAAATGATATTATATCAAATATTCTAGGAATTAGCGATAAAAATTTAGTATTTACAGGAGATGGAATTGAAAAAATAAGAGGTATTGAGTTTAAGGTATTAAACGCAGTGCTTACATATGTTCCAAAAGCATGCTCTAAATGCGGTTGCGTAAATGAA